ACAACGATAGCCGAAGTTGGCGTACCGTTGGTGTGGGTACCGGTCCGATCGTCTACAACACGAATGTACCGCTTCGACCCGATGTAGCTAAGCTGGAAGATAGCGGGTGCTTCAGCGTTCGCGTCAATGGTGGCAAAAATGCCGCCCGAAGCGATCGTCGCATCCGTTACATCAGCTTGCGCAACAGCGGTAAACGTCGAATTGTCATCGCTATGCTCTAGCTTAAGGTCGATTTTCACCGATCCAGAGAGCGTATCGCCTTCGGTGCCGACCTGGGCGACAACCAGAGCCGATTCCCAAAACTGGAGATCGACGCCAGTGCCATCCGTATCAGCGGTCCGGTTAGCGGGAGCAAGCGAAACAACAGCCGCAGTCTTATTGCTCAAATCGTACATGGTCTACTCCCTTAGCTCGCAACGACCTGAATGCGCATCGCCTCGGGCATAACAACCTGGCCACCAACACGACGGCGAGCAACGTAGCGCACGTTGCCAGAAGTCGCCTGGGTGAACGGGTCGCGCAGCACTGCGAGCGACACACGATCAACGATCATATAACCACGGCGGAAATCACCGAAGATGATCGGCTTAGCATTCGCCGCAACGTCAGGCATATCAGCGGCCTCGACATACGGGTAGCCAAGGATCGTATTCGGCACACCGGCGATGATCTGCATTCCGGGCTGGAACACATACTGATTCGCCGAATCCTTCAGCTTACGAATCGCGCCAAGGGTGGTGCGATTAAACATGAAGGTACCGTTACGACCGTAGTCCGACTTGATCGCGTGAACCAGCGTGATCAGGCCATCAGCGGTAATCGCCGAAGCGTTGCCAGAATTGGTCGTTCCGACTGAAGCATTGGTGAGCAGACCTTCCGGCTTGCCAACACCGTTACCAGAGACGAAAGCCAATCCTTCGGCTTTAGCGAACTGCTCGGCGAATTCGCCGGACATTTCGGCTTCGAGATCGAAAACCGCATCTTCAAGAAGCTGCTCGGAAATATCGACCAGCGCATAAACTTCATGCGTCGGAATCTCTTCCTGGCCGGTCGTATAACCGGTGGTCTCGGCCCGAGTGCCTTGCTCTGCAACCCACTGCGCCGTAAACGTGGCAGTGCGCGAGGGCATCTTGATCGATTTTTGCGTGGTCTGACGAACACGAGCAACCGAACGAACAGGCGAAATCTCGGTTACGGTCTTGAGCAGTTCGCGCACATACTCTTCGGGGGCCAGGAAGCCACCAGAAGTGTCATTGCTAACTGATAAGGCCTTAACCTCATCCGGCTCCATTCCTTCTTTGCCCTTGCGCAGCCACTTATCGAACGCCTTAACCGATGCGTCGATTTGTTTGCTTTCCGCGCCAGCGCCAGGACGGCGAAGCATGGTTTCGAAGTTCGCAATCTTCTCGCCGATCGCTTTCTGATCGAGAGCGGCTTGCGTTGCCTTCTGGTTTACCGATTCCAGCTTATCGAGTTCAGCTTCGATTTTCGCCAGTTTCGCTTCGAGCAAGGGGTCAGCCCTGCCAGTTTTCTCAATCGACTTCAGTCGCGCATCGTTCGCTGCCTTGAACTCTTCGAAGGCGGTAGCGATGGCATCGACTGCATCTTTTACGTCAGCCATGATTACCTCACAAGGATGGATTTTAGACGCTGGAGAGACTCCAGCACTTCCTGCTCGCCTTCTGCATCCCGCAGTCCTAGAGCTTTAGCGACGGCGCTTGCCGCCGATTTTGCTTCCGACCGAGATAGCCCACATTCGTCCCGAAAGTGGCTTTCCCATTGCCGGACAGTCATATCCGCGCCCTTTACCGCGTTAACCCTGGCCTTTGGGTTCATCGGGAAAGTGACGGCGGAAATCTCCATGAGGTCGACTTCTGAAAGGTAGCGCTTCTTGGAACTTTCGTCCCAGCGCATACCTTTAGGCTCGACCCGATATCCGATAGACAGGCCGTCAAGAGCGCCCATCTTCATTAGCTCGTAGGCTTCGCGACCGCGCTGCGTACCGAGCGCGAGCCTGCCTTTGACTTTAAGCCCCCTGCGATCTTCAATAATGTCATCAAAGACGCCGATTGGCTCATTCATATTGTGTTGCCAAAGCAGCTTAATGCCTTTAGCGCCGCGCTTAGATAGCGATTTGGCGAAAGCGCCTTCTTCGATTACGTCGTTACCGAGATCGACGTTACCAAAGACGGAGCCGTAGCCAGTAAAAGTACCAGTTTGATCGTCATCCGCTTTAATCTCAGCGGAGACGTTTAGCGTCGCGCGTTCGTACATCTTATCCTCCGACTTACCTCTAAATTGAGAGTAGCAGACGGCAGCACGTTGCCCTTGGTCAGGAAAATCGCTGACCATCGTATCGTTGCCCATGCAACGTGAAACAAACTCGTCTTCTGACTCGCCGGAGTTTGGCTTTGGTAGCGGCATGGCCTAAATATACCGTATAAGAATGGTTGCGACAATTATGGCTCGAAATCGTCTGGAATGATATAACTGACCACGCACCTACAGTTACAGACGTTTCCTGGCCCCCCTCTGACATCGCCTGGATACGACATTCGATAAACGATGCCGCGATAAGGCACCTCGAAATCTTCATCTAGCGCGACTTCTACGCCATTCATTTCTACATGATGCGGCCTAGTCCGATCATCATTAGCGGCGACCCAGCGCTTTCGCATCTCTGGAATATTCGAATCTTTGGCTATCGTATGGTTGGCGTAGCTTGAAGCTGCATGCGTTTCTGTCCGCGCGATTAGCCGCGATCTATATCTACCGATAGAGCCGCCCACAGAATCCTCGATTCTCTGGCTTATCTCTTCTAGCGTAAGTTCCAGCGCAAAAGCCTTGGTAATTGCTTGCTGTATGCGCTTGATTGTCGTATCGGTAACGTCTTTAACGTTTTCTGCACCTACGTCGCGCATAAACTGGCGAAACATACGCTCAAATTGCGACTCTTCTTTAGAGAGATTCAGCAATTGAGACTGACGCCGAGAGAATTCTTGTAGCACCGCTCGATAGTGCGGCTCAAAGATCGCACGCAGACGTAGCTCGATACCGTCTAATAAGATGCGCAGCCGAGCCTCGCTTTCGTAGACTTCAGCCGCGCTCCTAGCTATCTGATTGAATTCCCGTAGAAGTCGCTTTTCAAAGCGAAGCTCCATCCGCTGCCGAATGCGATTCTGCTCGATTAAATCCTGGCGCGGAGTCATTCAAGGTCGGGAATTTTCGTCAGCGTATCGGCTCTGTGGCCGACAATCGTCGTAGTTGGCACCCAGCCATCGTCTGTTTGACGATAGATGCGAATCAACATGGCCGGATTTTCTTCGGTCGCTCGCAGCACGAAGTCAGTATTTGGCACTTCTAACGTTCCGCTAGTAACGATTCTGGTGATTCTGCCGCGAGCCGTGCCGCCGCTAGAGTCCCAGCTTACGAAGTCGCCAACCTGCAAAGGTGCTTTCTGCTCTTTATTATCATCATCGTATTCGTCATCATCGTAATCATCGTCCGAATTATTGTTTTCGGCTCGCATGATCTCGTCGCGCTTTTGTTTTGCCCAGCGCTGACCCGGATCGCCGCCCCACAAACCCCAGGCGACTCGACCCGGCGACGGATAACCGTCCTCCCCTGGCCTAAAGCCTTCCGCCTCTTTATCTACCTCGTGTCTCGAAAAATAAGAGTGCATCCGCATAACGGTGCGCTCGGATAAAACTTGCCGATTGACTAGCTGATTCGCCCGAGCGACCCCGATTAGCGTACCGCCAGGATTGCCGTCATCTCGCCACTTAAGAGCGCGAGCAGCCTCTTCGGCCATCGCCTCTGTCGGCTTAAGATCGATCTCGGCTTTTGCAGCCTCATCCGTATGGCTAGCCCATGAATTGCAGACGTAATCCAGTCTGATCGGCGCATCGTATAGCTCGCAAAACTCATCATCCATATAGGCGCAATTCGCGCACTTACGGTATGACGAGTGCAGCCTATAGGCATCCGGTAGATTCTGCGGCACCGGCTCGCCATTCGGGTAGGTCTCTGTGATGCGCTTTCCGTAGGCTACTTGATGAGCTTTCGTAGGCTCGTCGTTCAGCCCTTCGTCGGATACCTGACCTAACGGGAATAGGTTAGCCGGGATATATAACTCATCAGCGCCATCGACTTTCTCTAAGCCGAGACGTTCACGCGCTTCGTTACGGGTAATGATGCCAGCGTTAACGCCCTGCACAACATTTTCGTAGACCCTGCGCCGTCGCTCCGCAATCGCCGGGATCGAGTCGATATCGTATTGCACCTGCACATCGTCGCCGTACAGAGGCGAAAGCCACTCGTTAATGTCACTTTCGATGCGGCGCATCAACGGAATAATCGTCTCTTCGTACAGCGCCAGCCTGGCCTCTGCCACGTTTGAATAAGTTTGCGAATCAGGCACACCAACAAGCTGACCAGGAACGCCGAAGCAGAGCGCGATATCCCGAGCAGCCATGTTCTTCAGCGACAGGAAATCCATGTCTTTCGGGCTAATGCCCATTTCTTTCCAGTCGAAATCGCCCTCTAAGAGCAAAGGTCGACCTGCGTTCTTCTGGCCGGTAAAGCGCAATTCGAGATCGGATAGCAACTGCTGGCGCTGACCCTCCGAAAGCTGAATCGTCGTGCCGGTATCGTCTTTGGGCTTGAATATCAGAGCACCAGACGGACGAGCGCCATTAGCCAGCAGACCGACGTTATGCTCTGCCGCCATATTGTGTTGATCGATATCGAGTGACGCAGCCTGAATAGGCGACATCCCGTAGAAATCATCTAGCGGATGCCAAAGCGCGAAGTGTTTAACAACACATGAACCGTCAGGCTCAACCGGATAGCGTTCCTCGGTTCTGCCGTTGATCTTGTATTCGTAGGCGTCTGGAATCTCGGTCTTATTTGGAATAATGGTTACGCGATCCGGGCGCAGTAGATAAAGCTCGCGCGGCGGCTGATTATCCGGGCCGACTTGTAGACCGTAAGAGTTACCGGATAGCAGGAGATAAGCGTATAGCGCTTGGAAATACTCGACGCCAGCTTTTCGAG